TCAGACTGTCGAAGAAGTGTCGACAAGCGGATTCAGCCGCAATGCATCCTGAAGGTGATCCGGTGACAAATGGGCATAGCGCATGGTCATCGTCAGAGACGAATGCCCTAGGATTTTCTGCAGAGTAAGAATGTTGCCACCTCGCATCACGAAGTGACTGGCGAACGTGTGTCGCAGCACGTGCGTTGCTTGCCCAGCCGGGAGCTTGATCGAAGTGGACTCAAGCACACGGCTAAAGGACATCATGCAATTGGTGAACAGGCCATGACGTCGATAATGCCGGTGCAACTGTTTCTCCAGATCAGCCGCAATTGGGATGGTACGAGTCCGGCGCGACTTCGTATTGGCAAAGGTCACAGCACCGTTGCGCACCCTTTCAGGCGTCAAAGCTTGTGCCTCACCCCATCGCGCGCCTGTAGACAGACAAATTCGAGCAACCAAGCCTAAATGCGGTGACGTAGAACGAGCATCGAGCGCGTCAAGCAACTCCGTAATCTGCGGTTGCGACAGAAAAAACACCGGTCGTTCCTGCAAGCGCAACGGACGCACATTCACCAACGGATTCGGGTAATCAATATCACCTAAGCGCCTAAGCTCGTTGAATACGGCCTTGAGGTAGCCCAGCCGATTGTTGAGCGACTTACCATGAACGCCCGACTCAAGCTGAACACGCCGAACCTCACAAAAAGCGTTACCAGTGAATGACGACGCCACCGGATCGCCAAGATCGGCAGCAAGACGCGCTAGAACACCTTTCAGCCTTTTACTGTCAGCCAACGTATGGCCATGCAGATCATGGTATCGAGTGCATAGCTCAGAGAGACGCCGACGATCCTTAGGCTTAGGAGACCATTGCGGGCTTTCGATCACCTTCGCACGACAAGTAGCCTCAAAACGCTGAGCTTCGCCCTTGGTCTTGAACGTCTTGCGGAAGCGCCTACCCTTGATGGGCTCAATGTCGACCCTCCAACGGCCGTCTGGCAGTTGCTCAATTGCCATGATGACCGCCCCGGCCAAGAGCATTGGAGGCAACGTGTTTGTCTTGTTTGTGTTTCTGGCAAACAAACATCAGATCGCACGCCCCCATCGGACATGCCTCTCCTGTAGTAATTTTTCGATATGGGCGAACAGCATCAGATCAGTCATCCCTTTTCCGGCGTAGTGGTCGCGGATTACGGGCCAGCAGTCCCATTCCTTCAGGACCCGGAACGCCTTTTTTGCAGGCACACGTTCACGAGCTAGCAGACTGATGAAGTTACCCAGGAACAGCTCGACGTTCTTGCCGGTGAAACCACGACTGGTCTTGTATGAACGCTGGTAACAGGTTTCATCAGCCAGAGAATCGACAGGCAGATCAACGCGAACGTCATCGCGAATGAGCGTCCAAAGAGGGTCGAAGTAACCGGGACGGGAGAGCAGCTTGAACTGACGAAGGCCATAGCGCCAAAGCCCATCGAGATGCGGCGCAAAGGCTGAAAACGAGTCGGTATCGATGATCTGGCCTGTCTTAACGTCGACGGAACCACTCGCGAATTGCTGGACAACGGAGTGGTGATAACGCAGCTCGACACGCCAGACGTCAGCATCAGGATCATAGTTGTCAGGATCAGCAAGATCGAACGAGTCATTGCGACGCCAGCAGCGCTCCCAATAGTCGAGCTTGTCAGTCGCACGGGCCTGAAGAGTCTTGTTGTAAATGGCGAGCTGGACACCCCCAGCGGAGCCAAACAGGAACGACTGGCCCTTGCCATAGGTGGCCGACTCCATGGACCACTTGATTTCCTTGATGCCGGAAATGTCACGAGTGGCACGTGCACGACAATGCATGCGAGCGACAAGATCATCCGAAGGCGCCCACCCCTGAAGATCAAGCGCCAAGTGAACAGCGCATTGGTTGCGCTCCCGATTGCTCAGCACAGCAGCCGCGTAGTAATCCATGCGCTCTTGCAGGCGCTCAGGCGACAACGCATCAACAGCGTGCGGCGAGACTTCGATTTTCAGGTGCGGACCAATGCTTTCAAGCGTCGCGTTGAAGTTTTTCACCAACAAGATGATGCCCAGATCGGCATTTTGCAGTTTGTATTGGTAACCGGAGTCCCGGCCTACCCGACCGGAATGCCAGATTTCACCGGCAAACTCGACCATTGCGCCCGGCATTTCGAACAGGCCCATGATTTCAGGTCGAATCAGGCCACGGTACAACTGACGAACCGTGTCAACGCCACATCGAAGCAGGCGAACGCCCGAAAGATCGGTCAGAACATGAGTGCCTTGATCAATGAAAAGACGCCCATGGCGATCCTCAACGGCGGTCTGAAGGTCGAGCCTTTTTTGATCTACTACCTTTGCCATTCTTTTGCCCTTACTGCGGAATACAGCGGTTCGTTAAATACGTTTATCTGACGTGCTACAGGGACGTCATCGGGGCGGGTTTTGCGCGCCGGCTCGTACCTCGCCCGGCGAGCAAAACCCCGCTACGGACTGTTGTTTGCTTGCCAAATACTCAAACAGGACCGCACAGCCGAGGCAGGCCGATGCGATGGTGATGCCCATCACCACAGAAAGCGTTCCTTCTCATAGGGCACCACGACTACGGAAGTACCCTTGGGAGCAGTTTCCAAGGCCCCGGAAACTGCCTGCTCGAATGACCGAGGCTGACTATTGCCGGCCTGTATAGGTGCTTGCGGCGGCTTCGGATCGGGCCGCGCGGGGTCGAAATAGCCGTGCTCGACGGCGTTCTTGCAAAACGAGAATGACGTTTTGTGCCACGTGCCCTGCTGGGAATAGCACTCGCACATATAGCCCTTTCCACCGGCACGAATGACTCGATAGCGATTGCGGTTGCGCTCGATATAGCCCTGATCGGAACTCAGGACGCAGGAAAGCTTGGGATAGGTTTGAGGCTTGGTCAGCTCGTCATAAATCGGCGCCGAGCTGGGAACATCAGGAATGCGAGGCGTGCGCAGGGCGGCATATCGCTCAGCCGTCATCGGCGCGGACTGCTGGCCAGACTTGTCGCCTGGACGAATGAACGCGTCCACCGAGCTTTTAACCTGATCGACCACGCTGCCGGTTTGCTCCGAGCTGGTTTGCGCAGTAGCGGCCTGCTGTTTCTCGCTTTCGAAGCGACCATAGGCCCGATAGACCAAGATGGCCGCGACTATGATGACGCACAGCGCCAAGATGAACTTCGTCGGGACCTTGGTTTGAAAGTGATGCTTGGCGTTCGTACTGGTATATGCACCGAAGTAGCGCTTATCGAGCCGAAGCGATTTTTTCTCAGCATCCTTGAAGCTGGTTTTCACCTCGACCTTTTCCACCACCACTTCTGATTCAAAACGCAGCAACTGCGATGACTTGAATACGCGCCAGTAGTGGATATGGCTGTTACACAGGCGACGCAGGTGCACGTCCAGATAGCGCGGGTCTTGTGTGACCAAATGCACTTCGTGGCCTTGGTGACGCATGGTCTCGAAACGGGTGATGTGCTCCGGTGGACGGGCGCGCGGATCGCGTGCACCGAACCAGCCTTGAGCCTCATCGACCACGATGATCGAGTCGGCCGGTAGCTCGAACCACTTTTCCGGTTCCTCGAACTCGAACCACTGCGCTTGCAGTTGTTCGGGCTTGAGGCCGTTGATGTTGTGGTAGTAGACGACGCGGCCTTGGGTGTGGGCGCTCTGGTCCACTTCGCGAATGGTATTGAGGGTCTTGCCGTGGCCGGGCTTGCCGGTGCGGATAACGAGCATGACGGCGGCCCCTTATGCTTCGATAGAGCCAGACGTATTGCCCGGCTTGCGCCAGACTTGAGCACGGCGAATGTCAGCCGCCTTGTCGATCCCGGCGAGGATGAAACGCGTAGAAATCGCGGCAAAGTAAATGTTTACCACTACATCGAACTTAGCCAACCCAAGAATGCCCTGAATTACCGGTCCTACATCTCCCATCTTTCCAAACAGATAATCCTGAGCCTCCTGCATGATCACGTTGAAACCGTAATAGGTGATAAAACCCCAACCGAGCATTCGCAGCACCATCTTCACCAGCGGGCCGACAATGATGATGAGCAACTGAGCAATAAACATGAAGTGCATTACTGACCTCCTACGGAGCGCCCCACATAGAGCGCGGCAATTACAGTGGCGACCGCCACGAACAGGCCGCTCAGACTACTGGCAGCATAACAAAGGGGCTCATAACTAAACTCAAAAGCGCGCCCACCACCAATACGCAAAACAACTCTTTCTGCTGCGGGACAAACTTCGGGCAGAAAGCGAGTGCCCTGAGAAACAAAAGAAGGGAGCTGTATATAACCGGAGCCCTCGTCAAGAGTGAATTCTTCACCCTGAAAGAGCCCTTCAATATCGGACTTATATTTGCCGAAATCGGCTTGCTCCTCAGCATGGCAACGCTGTGCCTTTTGCTGTCGAAGAATGGCGCACTGGACAGCATCGCCGGCGCATACTAATTGCTGGTCACAATTGGCTCCCGAAGCGCTGCCGCCATCTCCGTCGCCATCACCGCCACCGGTATCACCACCACCGCCCGTATCGCCACCACCACCGGTGTCACCGCCACCGCCCGTATCACCGCCACCAGTATCGCCACCACCACCCGTATCACCGCCGCCACCGGTGTCGCCGCCACCGCCTGTATCACCGCCACCAGTATCGCCGCCACCGCCTGTATCACCACCGCCCGGCTCTTCAGGCTCAGGCTCTTCAGGAGATGGAGGCGCGGGGGGCGTGAAAACAGGATCTGCACTAGAGGCGGAACAAGCAGAACCAGTTAATTCATAAGTCAGATTTTCATAAACCAATGTATCAGTGTCGTCAGGTAACGTATAAGCTCCGTCAGAGCCGTCACCACCAACATATCGCGCATCACAGCCAGAAAAACATTGATTAGAAGCGTAATAAGAACCGAAATCCTGATACTCACCATTATTATCACGACCAACAGGAACACCAGTGGTTCGAGTATCACCAGAAACACACTGAAGGCCTCTTGATGCATTATGGCTAATTCCGGTGCGCTCAGAAAGACCATCCGGATGACTAGCGTGATACATGCAACTGAAAGCAGTCGACGAAAGGAACTGTACACCGTCTGGGCTCAGCGATATATAAGACTGGTAAGAACCCGGCGCATGCATGCTTTTCCACTTCGCAATAGCTTGCGATGAAGTAGCATTACACGCCTCTTCTGGAGACGGATAGAAACCACCAAAGTTTGTAGTCCAAGGATATTGATTAGAATACGAAATCGAAGAATATAAGATTGATATAAGAAAGAAGACGACTCGCATTTCACACCCGCCCAAAAAACACGAGGTAAAACGCCAGGGTGGAAAGGATCAGGACATACAGTTCGTAGCTCATTGGCGTTTCCCTTGAAGAGAAAACCCCGCCGGAGCGGGGTTTGTTTGCTTCGGCACATGCAGTGCGCGGTCCCTGTTACAGGGCGCGACGGATGTACTTGAACGCCATGGCGGCGATGATGACCCCCAACACGGCGGTGCCAACGGTGCCGACATCGGTGCCAGCCTCCGTCAACGCCGCGGTAGCTTCGGCGCCCACAGCGGCATAAACGGACCCGGCAGCAGCCGACATAGCAGCGGCAGCGCCGATGCCAACCTTCTTACTGAATTGCTTCATATAAACCTCGCAGTTACAGGACTTTTTTCAGGACCAGAAAACCGAACACGATGGCGAACAGCAGAATCGCTTCGCCCCTTAGCTCGGTGACCTGTTCCCAGGTGAGTGCAGCGCCGTAGAGGCCCTGCATTTCCTCGACCGTAAGGGCAACCAGCGAGCCGGAGCAGATGGGCGAGCCATCAGCGCCTTGCAGCCAGTCACCGTCACAGGCGAGAAAATTCATTGATTGCTCTCCATCGGATCAAGGCAGCGTGGACAGGCTTTTATTAACCGCCAGTAGTACAAAGGAGCGGACTTATTGCAGCCGTTGCAATAAATCCACACCACCCACACTGCCCCAATACTCATACCGCCAGCTCTACAACGACTATCAGTAACGCCGAGGAACAATCAGGACATGTCGCGCTATAAGGAGGAACGCGCAGATCGGGAAGCAAATCGGGCTGCGGTACCGGCAAGTTATGCAAACGACCCATGTCGTTACCACAGCAGTCACAAAGAACTTGATCACCGATCAGCATTGGTCCGCCCCCGCTTCAGACAGCCAATTAGCTGGCTTTACCCGGTTCCGGCTGAGCACCGGGAGCAGGCTTGGCGGTTTGCTGACCTTGCGGTGCGGCTGTCTTGGTCACTTGCGCGCTGGGCTTAGCCGATTCAATGTGCACGCAAAGGTTGTTTCCCTTTTGCTTGCCAGCGCGGGCAACTTCGAAAGTAATACGAACCAGTTCCAGCGGCTGAAAGTTAGCACCAGATGCGAATACTTCATCCGCAACTTCGAGCGGCACATCCATACTTACTATGGACAGGCCGTTTTCGGTTTCGCCGTCCGCTTCGTCGCCATAAAAGACCTTGACGATTTTCACGTCATTGCCGTTTTGATTGAAGGCAACTTTCTGTGTACCAAGAAACGCTACTTCCATTGTCGAACGTGCCATGTTGTGTTTCCTCTTTTAGTTGCGCTTATTGCGCGGATTTCCCATGTTTCAAGCCGAGTTTTCCTTTCAGGGGAACTTTCGTTTCCCCTGTTTTTCCTCATTCGACTTGACTGGTATTTCTTACTTAACTTATTGGGCGATCCCTTCGGGCCGGGCTCTATTTGCTTCGCAAACCAAGCCAACAAGTTGTCTTGGCCCTTCGGGTAACGATCCCTATCGCAACACCAAGGGCTTTGCCCTTGTCATCCCACTCTTGCCGCCGAGGGCTCAGGAGCGCGGGAGGAAAAGCGCCTCCCACACTCCCGAGCGGAGGCTGTTTTGTTTCGTGCAGGGTCAAGGGGCTTTCGCGGCATATCCTTGACCGGCATGAAGCGCGCCGGTCTGCGGTATTCCACGTCCCCTTGACTCGGCAATCATTGTGCGGGGCTTCCAGCGCGCTTCTCAAGCTGGGAGCGTAGGCAGCCGCTTGGCCGACGCCTTCATTGCAGAGCAAGGCGCCGGCCAGCAACTGCCTGCTACCGCTCCGATACGCGCGGAATTCCAGCCCCGACATGACCACCATGCAAATCATCCCCGGTCACCTTCATCGCGCGGCTTGATTTCGTCCGGGCACCCCGCCGCCACCCACTGAGCCAGCACCGCACCACCCAGCCGCCACGGATCAGTCACACGGGCCACGCCTTCAGCCTGCAATGCGAGCACCACGCTGGCCGGTGCGAACACATAGAACCGCCGTTCCTTGTCGCCGGCTTCAGCTGGGTCTTTGCGCGCTGGGATTTCCATGCTTATTCCCCTATCAGTTCCGGGAGAGCGTTTTCGTTCGGACCAGCAGGCTGAGCACAGATCAGCGGATCAACCGCCTTAAGCGCTTCCGTTACAGCCATCGTGGTAGTGATGGTGCCGAGGACCACACCCATGACCAGGGGAAACCACCATGCGCGGGCGATGACAACGAGGTATCTAGGCAACAT